GATCAGGTTACACATATGGTAACGTATTGTTTGCAAATGGTAATCTATTCTCTAACGCAGGGTTATCATCTTCTGTAACAACTGGTGCATCTGCTGTTGGTGCAATTGAAATAGTCATGGCACCAGAAGGTGGACATGGTTCTGATCATGAAACAGAATTAAATGGTAAGCGTGTTATGACTAACATTCGTCTTACATATTCAGAAGGATCTGGAGACTTCCCTGTAGATAACGATTTCCGTCGTATTGGTATCATTGCTGATCCATTTAACTGGGGAACAACAACATTCTCTACTGCTGATACTTTATCAGGATTAAAAGCAGTTAAGATTACAGGTGCTACTGCTGACTACTCAGTTGATGAGAAAATTACTCAGACTGTAACTGGTGGTACAGCATATGGTACAGTTGTATCATGGACATTAGACAGTGGTTCTACTACTGCTGGAGTTCTTAAGTATATCCAAACTAATGATGCACATACAGATAGCGGTGTTGTAAGAGCATTTGAGTCAAATGGTTCTAACGCAATTAGTGGAGAAATTTCTGCTGCATCTGGTAATGTAGATACTTCTTATGGATCTGCTCTATTAGGTGTTACATTCTCTAGTGGTCTCGCTGCTCCTGAGATCGAAAATAACTCAGGTAATGTGATCTATGTTGAGAACAGAAGACTAATCACTCGTGCACCTGATCAGATCGAAGATATCAAGTTAGTAATTGAATTCTAAACGCTATTAAAACTACGCTAAATAATTCAACGAGAAATACTAGTATTATTGGCGGAGTAAGATGCCTCAAAAGACGAACCTAAACGTAAGCCCATATTACGAAGATTTTGATGCGAAAAAGAATTTTTATAAGATTCTATTTCGTCCTGGTTATTCTATACAAGGAAGAGAACTAACACAGGTTCAATCAATTCTTCAGAATCAAGTCGAAAGCTTTGGAAAGTACGCCTTCAAGCAAGGTGAACTTGTAATTCCTGGTGAAGTAGGACTTAACACAAAATTAGATTACGTAAAATTATCATCTGTTTCAGAAGTTGCAGTAAACGATGGTAGCAACAATATTGTTTATAAAAAATATGATATATCCCAATTAGTTGGTCAAGAACTTATTGGGTTAACTTCTGGTGTCAAGGGAAGAATAGTTTCTACGAAACTAGCAACAGAAAGCACAGCAGATACTTTGTTTGTAAATTACGTCAACAGTGGTTCGTCTAACACTGAGACTACTTTTAGACAAGGTGAGACTCTAGAGGTAGTTGATGGCGTTAATACTCCTTTACTCGTTGTAGGCACAGATGGTAGTGTTTTACCTACTAGTATTCAAATTACAAATCCAGATACTAATGAAACAACTTCATTAGAAAGTCCTGCTATGGGATTTGGTTCTGCTGTTAAAGTAGAAGAAGGTATTTACTTTGTTAATGGTTATTTTGTTCGTTGTGATGCAGAACTTTTAGTTATTGATGAATATTATAATGAACCATCTGCTAAAGTTGGTTTTACAATTAAAGAAGAAATTATAACTCCAGAAGAAGATGCATCTCTATATGATAATGCAATAGGATCATCTAACTACACTGCACCTGGTGGTCATAGATTAAAAATATCTTTAGTATTAAAAGAATTTGCTCTTAACGCAATTACTGATAAGAATTTTATACAACTTCTTACAGTATCAAGAGGAGTAATTCAAAGAAAAGTAGAATCTACAGATTTTAGTGTACTAGAACAGACTCTTGCTCGTAGAACATTCGATGAGTCTGGAGACTATGTTGTAGATAACTTTTCCGTAGACGTTAGAGAGTGGGCACAGAAAGACGGTAACAGAGGTTTGTATGCTGTAGATGCATTTGGTCTATACAATGGATATACAGCAACTGAGTCCTCTAGGAAGATGGTTGCGAGTATAGGTCCAGGTAAGGCATATATTAAAGGATATGAGATTGTCAATAAAGAGACTAAGTATCTTGAGATTAATAAGGCAAGAGAAAGTCTTTCTACTGACAATGTAAATTTAAAATCTAAAGGTCTTCCATCTTTCAGTGTTACTAATGTATACGGTAGTGTACCTTTAAACAAAGAAGGATCTGATCTAACTGCATATCCAGATGTATTCTTATACAATACATTCAATGATGGTTCTGTTGGATTAAACAATACAGAACTATCTTCAGATCATAGACAAACTATTAGTAGAAGGGGAATTAATTTTTCTGCTGATGATGGTATTAAAACTATCACTTTACAAATAACAAACACAACTACACTTATCGGTGCTGTAACTGATGCAACATTTCAAAGTCAATTTGGAACTCTCTATTATATTAAAACAAGAAGTGATCTTGGTACTCCAACAGCAATTGGTTCTTTTAAAACATTATCTTTTGCTACTACTAATAAACCACTTATCAATGCATCAACATCTGTACAGTTTTTAGAACTAACAGTATTCGGTCCTAAGAATGAATTAGAATCTCTATTATTAGAGTATGATTTATCTGATACTGAATTTAAGAGAAAGATTTTCTTAACAGAAGCAAATGCACAAACAAACTCAGGAGATCAGTTTGGATTTATAGTAGATTATTCTCCTACTATTACTCCTGTAATTGGTAAAGCAAAACCCAATAACTTCTTCTTAAAGCAAAGAGGTTCTGGATTTAATTCAGATTCAGATATAGTTATTTCTAGAGGTCGTCTTGCAGCAGGAACTACAGCATATAATACAACATTTGGATTATCATATTTTGATCCACAATTTTTTACTAAAATTATACTAGAGTCAGTGCCTACTGGAACTGGTGCATTTGATGAAGGTAAATATGTTTTTGGTATTAATAGTGGTGCTTATGGTGTTGTAGAAGGAACTGCATCAGGTGTTTATAGTACAGGTGTACTATTATTTGTAAAAACTCTATCAGGAAGATTTCTACCTGGTGAATCAATAAGAGATGAGAGTGGTGTAACTGTAAAAATTGCAAAAGAAAATACAATATCACATTTTGTAATTCAGAATAGAGGACTTGGTTATGCAGATGGTGCTACTTTATTAATTAATGGATTAGAATTTGATAGTTCTAAAATAGAACTTTTAAGAACTACAGATGGTAAAATTTATAAAGCATCTGTTACTAATAGATCTGCTGTAGGAATTGAGTATGCTCAACCTCCTGCAGTAACAGTACAAAATCCTAGTGGTGCTACTGCTCCTAATGCTGCTGCTGGTATTGTCCCAGTTTTGTATAGAGATACAGTAACTACATATACACCACAAAATGTCAAATCTGTAGGTTGTTCTTATGGATCTGGTAATGCAAATACTTTTTCTGCAGACGTTGTTGTAGATAGTCAAAAGTATTCAGAAATTAAAACTGTAACTGACTACACATTTTTTGGTTCTCAAGGTTCTACATTTATAGAATCAACAAGTTTTAGTGCAGATGCTTCCACTGCTGTACAACAAGGAGATCTTATACAATTTTCTGATGATGCTAATAATCTTGTTAGAGCAATTGTTCAATTTGCTACACAACAAGAAGGATCATATAAATCTAGAATTTACTTAGATACAGCTTTACCAGGTTCAGTTACTAATGCTAGTATTGTAAGATTACGTCCTATAGTGGATAATGCTGCGAGTGGCACATTACTTTATTCTACTGGTAGTAAGCAAGTATCTCAAATTTCTGCTGGTGGAGATGATACTAAAATTAAATATTACTTCCGTAGAGATTTTGTAACTACTGCAACTACTGGTGGTGGTACAATTACATTTGCTGCACAGTTACCATTTGGTACACAAAGATTTGCTGCATTTTCTGAAGAAAATTATATTATTACTGTATTAGATCCTGGTGATGCACCTGATATTATAAAAGGTGATGTAATTTATGTACCAGAAGATGTTGTAGATATTTCATCTGCTACAGATACTGCTAGTGGTTTAACATCTGGTAGTATTAGTTTACAACTAGCATCAACATATTTTGGAACCATACCAACAAATGGTGCTTATCCTAAACTCAAGTTGACTGCTACTCTAGAAGTATCTAATGCAAAACCAAGACTTAAGACTGTAGTAAAAAACAAAAGAATCACAGTTACATCTGCTGGAGATCGTGTAGTGCCATTAAGAGGTACTGATTACGATACAGAAGTTGTGGAGATACTCTCATATGCTGATGCATATAAGTTAAACTACATTTACGAAGGAACATCATCACAACCTCCTGAGATTGATACTGCTGGTAATATAATTTCTGGTACTGATGTAACATCAAGATATACGTTTGATGATGGACAGAGAGATACAATATATGATGTCTCAAGAATAGTTTTAAAACCTGGTTTTGAAGAAACTACAGGTCAACTTGTAATATCTTTTGATTACTTTGAACATTCCCAAGGAGACTTTTGTACTATTGATAGTTACTTACATGAGGCAGGAGTTTCTGAAGATGAGATACCTACATTTGATTCATCTGTTCTTGGTATTACAGAACTTAAAAATGTAATTGACTTTAGACCAAAAGTTGATAGCACTACTATTATACCAGGTTTTCTTGATACATCTACTTTAGAGAGAACAGAAGGATCTTTCTCTGGTGCTGGTGCTATTGTTTCAAGTAGTCCTGCTCCTGATAAGAATTTAGAATATACATTCTCATTCAGTCAAGTTCAATATTTAGATCGCATTGATGGTATTTTCTTAGATAAGAAAGGTAGTTTTGTGGTTAATGAGGGTAATTCATCTCTCAACCCAACCAAACCAGATATGATAGAAGATGCAGTACCATTATTTTATGCTTATGTCCCTGCATTTACTAAAACAAGTAAAGATGTAAGAATAACACCTGTAGACAATCGTCGTTATACAATGCGTGACATTGGTAAATTAGAAAAACGTATTGAGAGATTAGAATACTACACTACACTCAGCATCCTAGAACAACAAGCACTCAACATGCAAGTTAAGGATGAGATTGGTCTTGATAGATTTAAGTCTGGTTTTGTTGTTGATAACTTTGAAGCACATAAAGTTGGTAATCTTAAATCACTTGATTATCGTTGTGCTATTGATGCTCAACAATCAGTATTACGTCCACAGTCTAAAGAAGATTCTATAGATTTAGTAGAAGTTAATACAAGAGAAGATCAAAGAGCAGTTTCTGGTTATAAAAAATCTGGAAACATGGTAACATTACCATATTCACCACTTTCATTGTTAGGAAATAGTTTTGCTTCTTCTACATTAAATCCAAATCCATTTGTTGTATTACAATATGTTGGTGATAGTGATGTTTCTCCATCAATAGATCAGTGGTATGATTCAAGTATAGAACCAGTTGTTGTAGATACAAATACAGATTTATTCAATATTTTCTTAGCGAAAGAGAGTGTAAAAGAAAGTTTCTCTAGTTTACACAATTCATTTGTGATTAACTGGGTGGGTGCATCTTCTTCCTTTACTGCTATTAATTCTCTTGGTGGAGTTAATTCACAAATTGCTAATACATCTGTACAGAATGCATCTGTTGGTAGTTCTTCTAATATCAGTCCTCAGAATAATGAAGTTGGTAAAGGATTACAAACAAAAACTGTAGGGGATAATATTGTTTCTACATCTCTATCATTTTTTGCAAGAAGCATACCTATTAAATTTAAGGTTGGTAGAATGAAACCTAACACAAGAATCTATGTATTCTTGGAAGGTAGAGATATTAGTCGTTGGGTTAACCCTGATCTTAGATACACTGGTATTGCAGGAAACTCATTATCAGCATTTAATGGTCCTATTACTACAGATGAATATGGTAATGCTAGTGGTTTAATTATTTTACCAGCAGGATCACCTCCTAATGAGAATGCTGTATGGGGTGGAGATATTGATACTGTTGGTTATGACGCATCAGCAGAGGCATTGAACTTTACTGTTGGAACTCTTACATTTAGATTTACTTCTAGTTCTGCTAATGCACAAAAATCAACTGTAGATTCCTATACAGAAGTTAAGTACTATGCTACTGGTATTTTACCAGAAAATCCTTCTAGTATTGTTTCTACAAAACCATCTATATTTAAATCTAATGAAGGTGTTCAGTTAATTGAAAGTAATACTGATAATCCTGTAAGACCTAATCCTCTTGCACAAACATTTAAAGTAGAAAATCTTGATGGTGGTTGTTTTATAACAGGTGTTGATTTATATTTTAATAAGAAAAGTTCTACAATTCCTGTTAAAACATACATTACAAATGTGGATGCTGAAAAACCAGCAAAAAATATTGTACCTGGTAGTGAAAAAACATTAACACCAAATACTTTCCTTAAATGTTTTGCTAGTGGTAACATGGCAATTTATAAGAATGAAAATGTTACTGGTGCATCTTCTGCTGCATCTGGTCCTATACTCAAAGTATTTGATAAAAATAATGTAGAACTAGTTGCTACTGCATCTGGTAAGTATAGTCTCACAAACGAACAAGTTTACACTGTTGTTCTTAGTAATCATAATGGTAAATCATTTATACCAAATGAAGATTTGGTTATTCCATCTGTAACTCTTGCAAATGCAACAGATGCAACAGATTTTGTTCTTTCTATTGCTAAAGATAGTGGTAAATTATCTGATATTAAAATTACAAATACTGGTCTTAACTATGACAGTGCAATTTTAACAATAGAAAGTCCACAGTTACCTGGCGGATCTACTGCTACAGCAAGCATAGAAGTTTCTGGTGGTAAGATTTATAATGCTGAAGTAGCACTTAGTGGATTTGGATATACAGAAGCACCAGCTGTTGTTGTAAAAGGCGTTGGAAATGGTGCTGGAGGGTGTGAAATACAAACCTTTATAGAAATAGATACACCAGCAGTTAGGATGGGCGTAGCGGTTGATACAGAGGGTGTTACACAATCAACAACTCCTACACATTTTGGATTTGATTATCCAGTATATTTACAAAATGATACTGAGTACGCTCTTATAGTAGAGACAGATTCTATTGATTATGAATTGTGGTCATCTAAATTAGGAGAAACTGATATAGCAACAAGTACGGTTATTACAACACAACCATCATTAGGTTCGGTTTACCGATCACAAAATACTGAAAGTTGGACTGAAGATATATTTGAAGATCTTAAATTTACATTATATCGTGCAGAATTTAATATTAGTAGACCAGCAGAATTGTTGATTAAGAATGATAATTTAGGTTATGAATTAGTAGGTAACAATCCATTTGAAACTAATGCAAGTGCAAATACAAATTCTACTTCTAAATTATTCAAAAATAATAACACTATTATTAAAGTAAATCATAGAGATCATGGTTTTGAGGATAGCGGAAATTCATATGTATTCTATAGAACTGCTACTGAAATTGGTGGTATTACAACATCAATATTAAACACCACATTATTCCAAATATCTAACTCTGGTGTTGACACATATAATATTAAATCAAGTTCACAGGCAGCTGGTAATTCTATCGGTGGTGGAAGTAATGTTTATGCTTCATTTAATAGAAAATATGAAACTCTATATCCACAAGTATCATACTTATCATTTACTGGAACATCTTTAAATACACAAGTTAAAACAACTAATGTAGTACCTATAGATTCTACATCTACAAATTATAATTCTTATTCAGAAGCAAGTTATGAGAAAACATTCTTAAATGAAGCACATTACTTTACTAATCAGAAGTTTATTGCCTCTAGTATTAATGAAACTTTAAATAGTATTTCTCAATCTCTAGTTTATAAAATGGCATTATCGTCTACTGTTTCTCATTTGAGTCCAGCAATAGATTTGTCAAGTGCTACTGTAAAAACAGTATCTAATAGAATTGAAAATGCAAGTGGTCAAGAAGATAGATTTGGTAGAAGAGATCAGGTTGTTGAGTTTTATCCTGTTTATCAATTCAATCTTGCTGGTAATGGTGGAACTCAATTACAAGCAGATCAAACAATAAAGGGATTAACTACTAAAACAACTGGTACTATTGCTAGAGTTAATGGTCAGGTTGTATATGTTAGGGTTAAAACAAGTCAATTCTTTAAAAAAGGAGAGACAGTAACATTAGGAAATCAATTAGGTCTTAATGCTGTTACAGTTGACTCAAATCCATCACAAGTATTTGCTACTATCGCTGAGGCATCTACTATTGTTGCACGTAATCCAAACGTATTAAATGAAACATATGATAATGTAATTACTGGTAAAACAACTATTTGGAATACTCAAACTCAACAATTAACATTGAGAGTTGATACTAATCCTATCAATGATAGTTTTACAGATAGAATTATAGACAATGTTCTTTATAACAGAAATGCAGTTACTGCAAATCAACTTGCTGATATATTTCGTGTAGGAGACTTTATCAAATATCCAAACCAACCAGATGAAGAGAATTCATATCTAGAAGTTGGAAAAGTAACATATACAAATGGTTTAGACTTTGTTGCTGAAGATACATCTAAAAACGGTTCTGCTATTGCTAAGTATGTAACTAAAGAAGTTACTATTACAAATCCAGCAACTGCTATTGATGTACATTTATTAGCAAATGTTAGAGATATTAATGATCTTACAGTATTCTTTAAGTACAAGAAAGCATCAAGTCAAGAAAACTTTGAGGATATTGATTGGATATACTTTAATACATCAGGAGAACCAGATGTATTTGAAATTGCAACAAGCGAGAATACAATTTCTGGAATAGTAGAAAAACAATCTTCTTATCAAGATTTAAAATACAGTGTTTCTGATCTTCCAGAATACTCATCATTTGCGATTAAAATTGTGATGACTGGTACTGATCCTTCTTATGTTCCTAAGGTTCAAGATATACGAGCAGTTGCTGCGTTCTAATTTCCGCACATGGATTTTGTAAAAGTGTCTGGACATGATGGTCTTGTAAGAGATCAAAACACTGGTGCCATCATCAGTTTGGACAATTCTGCAATGGAAGCTAGACGTAAAGCAAAAAATCTAAATTCCGCATTGAATGACATAAATACATTGAAGAATGAAGTTTCTGAGATTAAATCTTTACTTAGAGAGTTAATAAAAAATGCCAGCAATTAGTGTAGCCAGAACGGACACCTTTGAGAAACAAAGGGAAAAAATTAATGAGATTAGTACTCAGATTTTTACTATCTCTCAGGGTGGTAGTGATTTATCTACAGGTATCTTAAGATTGGGTGATGGTCTCATTGGAAATCCTTCTTTAGGATTTACTAATGAAACTGCTCTTGGTTTCTTCAGACCAGTAGAAAAAACAGTAAGGTGGGTATCTTCTGGAAAAAAATTATTAGACATAGCAGAAGATGCTGTAAGATTTTATAAAAACTCGGATTTTGTTAAACAAGAATTAATTCAATCTGGATTAACATTCACTTCTACTGGAACTGGATATGAAGGAGGAGCATATACAAATATAGATTTAGTTGGTGGTACTGGAACTGGTGGTACAATAGATCTTGTCGTAACAGGATTTACTGGAACTACTACAAATACAGGAGCTGGTTATCTACCTGGTGCATATACATCTATTCCTCTTATTGTTAACACTGGATCTGGATCAGGTGCAGTTGCTGATATTACAGTTGATGGATTACAAGGAGATATTACTAACGCTGGTAATGGTTACAAACCAGGCAATTACACTGCAGTTCCATTAACTGGAGGTACTGGGTCAAGTGCTACTGCTGATATAGAAATACAAGGTGGGACAACTGGAACTGGTAGTATTACAACACCAGGATCTAGTTATGAGAATGGAACTTATGAAGATATTACAGTCTACAACCAAGCAGCACAAACATTTGTTGTAACTGTAACTGGTTCTGGTCCTTATCAATATGTAATTGATGGTTCATCTCAACCAACACTAACACTTAATAAAGGAAATACATACAAGTTTGATTTATCAGATTCTAGTAATGCAACTCATGTTTTTAACATTACAAATGCTACAGGAAATTTAGATCCTACTGAATATTATTTTGTAAAAGTAGGAAATGATGGAAGTGCTGGTGCTTTTGGATATCTTGTAGTAAAACCATCTGCATCAACAGCAATCACATATGAATGTACCTCTCATGCTGGTATGGGAGGTAATTTTACCTTAGCAACAGGAGGTACTGGTTTATATGGAGTTGGTTTTGCAGCAGATTTCACAGTTGCTGGTGGTGCTATAACTGCATTTACTCTTAAGGATGGATTCTCAAGTCCAGTCGATTACAACACAAATGATGTATTAGAAGTATCTCCACTTATATTTGGATTTAACGGTACTGGTAGTGGTTTTACATATACAATTACTGGATTAGCATACACTGGAACAATATTTAATGTGAATGTTATAGATATAGGTTCTGGTTATGTTTTTGGAGATCCTTTATCAGCATCAGATTCAAATTTAGGTGGTGCTGGTGGTGCTAACTTTTTATACACAGTTAATACATATCCTCAAATCATTACAGATGAAAAGATTACATTTTCTGATAAAGGAACTGGTTATGCTGCTGGAGAAATACTTTCTTTACCTGGTACTACAACAGGTGTTAATGCAACTTTAAATGGTCAGGTTACCGACATTACTGCTACTCTTGGAACTGGAACATCAGTAACAGTTTCTGATACTACTGGAATTGTTGCAGGAATGGTAATTTCTGTACAAGCTGGTGGTGTTGGTTCATTCCCATTTTCTCCTGATACCACGGTTGTTAATGTTATTAACGCAACCACTATTGTTGTAAGTCAAGCACCAGATGCTGCTGGTGCTGCTACATTAGACTTTAATAGTCCTAATCCTGCAACTGATATTGTTTTGAGTAGTGTAGTGGGTATTGTACCTAACTCAGTTGTTACAAAAACTGGAGGAACAGGAGTTTTAGCAGCAGACACAACAGTTAATAGTATTTCAGCAGACACTAATACAATAACACTGAATAACCCTGCAACGACTGCAGGACCAGTAACTTTAACATTTACACCTCCTTACGGATCTCCTACCACTGATTTTGCCTATACTATAAATGCAGTTGGTGTTGTTGAAAGTTTTTTAGTAAACAATGCAGGATTGTCTTATAGTGTAGGTGATACTCTTAGTGTTTCACCATTTGATATAGTTCAACCAACAACTTTTTTAGTTACTTCTGTTCAAATAACTAGAATTGATATTACAGGAACCGTAGCAACATCAGCATTTCAAGTTGGAGACACTATAACATCAACTGGCGGTGGTTTTGGTGGATCTGAAACTGTTAATGTTTTACAAGTTTTTTCTACTGGTTCTACTATTGATTACATTATCGTAGAATCTTCATCTTTAACTGCTGGCGATGCATTTGATAATGACAGAACATCTACAGGATATACTGCTAATACAGTAGACAATGAAGGTAGATTTAAAATTGGTGGTGATTTTCCTGTAAATCAAACAATTTACTCAGGAGACACTTATATCTTTGACATTTCCGATTCTTCAATGAGTGGAAAAGGATTCAAATTATCTGCATACAGAGATGGTATACATTCTCCATCAAAGATAAGTACAAGTTCATCTTTTACAGATGGAAGTGCTGTTGTAACAATGGCATCTACAACAGGAATACTTGTTGGGATGGACATTACAATTACAGATTTTACATCTACTGTTGTAGTACCAGCCGATACTACAGTTCAATCTATTGATGGTGCTGGTCAAATTACTTTAACCAACGCTGTTACTAATTCTGGAAATGGGGTTGCTACAGATTTTGTTGGAAAAGAATTTACAGATGGTATTGAGTCATCTTCAACACAGGTAAAATTAAAAGTAACTGATACAACTCCAACTTTATACATTTATGGTACAGAAGAAAATGCTGGAGGATTTGATAATGATGAGTGGACATTAACATCAAATACAAATAATCCAAGAGTATTTGGTAGTGGATTCTTGATAACTGTTGATAGTATCTCTAGTTCATCAGTTATAACCTCTAATTTAGCAACTGGTGCTTTTGGGGCAACAACTTTGACTGCTACAGATGTAAATGCCACAAACTTAACACTTGGAACAAACGGAGTTGTAACTGCACCCACAGTTAATGCTACTGCTATTACAGCAGAAACTATCACATCTGCTGCTGGATTAGCAATTTCTGCTACTAGCGGTGTAAACTTTTTATCTGATGTTACATTTGTTGATTCAAATGTAGCAACTCAAATATTAATAGAAAAACAAACTGGAAAAATTACTGCTAAAGGTGATATAAAAACTGAAGCTTCATTTAACAGTAATGATGCTCTTACAATTAGTAATAATACGATTGCAAGTGCAGCAAACACAAACATAGTGTTAGCACCATCTACAGGATCTACAGTCACAATCACTTCCACTGGATCACTTGTCATTCCTGCAGGAGATAATGCAAATAGACCGACTGATGCTGCAAAAGGAAAAGCAGACGGTGCTATCAGATATAATACTCAAACATTACAATACGAGGGTTATAGTGGTAGTTCTTCATCATGGTCTTCTCTAGGTGGTGTAAGAGACTTAGATGGAAACACTTATATGTTGGCAGAAGAAACTATAGGTGCTAACGATAACAACTTATGGTTTATTAACGATAACGTCAATACATTAAGAGTATCACCTTTCCATCTTGAATTTGTAAATATGAAAAAGATACGTTCCGTAAACGTATCTGCTCCTGCATATGTAAATTGGAATGCTAATACTCCTGTAACTGTAGGTCAATATTTAAAATGGAAGAATAATTTATACGAAGTAACAGGTGCTGGTACTACTGCTACAAGTGGTAGTGAACCAACACATACAAGTGGTGCATTAGTAAATGGTACTGCAACATTAACATATTCACAAATAGCAGTTGCACCTCTCACATTTGAGGATATTGAAGAATTAAGAATAGGTCCTACAGGAGGTTTGCCATTAGTTATTAATGGTGATTTAAGATTAGCAACTAATATTCTTTCTACTGATATTAATGATTTAGTATTACAACCTAATACTGGTAAAAAAGTAAATATTAATTCTGTTACATCTCTTGTAGTTCCTAATGGAACAACTGCTCAAAGAGGAACTGCAGAACAAGGTTCTGTTAGATTCAACACAACTGATAGTTTATTTGAAGGATATGATGGGTCTAACTGGGGATCTCTTGGTGGAGTTAAAGACGTAGATCAGAACACATATATTATTCCAGAATTATCTGCTGGATCAAACGAAAATATATTATACTTCTATAACGATGGAGCTAATTCATTACAGTTAACTAAAACTGCATTAGATTTCTATGCTGTAGATACAATCAGATCTCAAACAAGTAATCAATTTGAGATTACTGCAAACTTAATGACATTCAATAATGCAGATACTACGTTTGATAATACAGCAGCAGATAAGACCTTCCTACATACTTCAAAACAGTATTTTGATCTTGGTGTTTCTACAGGTGTATATGTAGATCCTATTCTTAGATTAGATGATCAGGGTGATGTATATTTGAATACTGGTTTTGGAACTGGAAATTATAATGGAGTTAAGGTCTTTGATGGAGATCTAAAAGAGTTTGAATTAGCTGATATTAAAATTCTATCTGAAGTTATAACACTTATAAAAGGTTCTTCTAACAGTGGAGGATCTAATATTTACACTACTTCTACTGCAAAAGGAGCAAAAGTAGTTGTTGTCGCAGAAGACATTGTAACAAATGAAAAAGAATTTATTGAGTTTGGTGTCACAGATGATGGAACAGATGTGTTCCACACTGAATATGGCAACTTAAGGACTGATTATCAATTAATTGTTCCTACATTTGAATACACTGCTACTAATGAAGCAAGGTTAAATATAACATTAGGAGCAAATGTTCCTGCTACTAACTCAGTGAAAATTACTTTCTCATCAACAATTACTAAGAAATAAAAATGGCAACTACTATAGATAAATTTGATTCTGCTGGTGGTTTTTCTATTGCTAGAACCTCAGTCATTGATGAACTTAGAAATGGTAAAGATTTCAACACACTTGAAATTAAAAATTCACAATACACAGACAGCAATACAACAACATATATTTTGAGAGGTGTAAATACAGCATCTCTAGCATTAGACGCTGTAGGAACACAAATTCCTATTGTTAATAATACTATGAATTTTGTCACGGCTCACATCATTGCAGTTAATGACGCTGGAGTTGTTTTTACAAACAAACTAGAGACAGCAGTCTATTGTGATGGTAGTGGAAACGTCTCTGTCATGTCTACAATGGAAACAGTTATAAAGGATGACATTCCCTCAGGTCAAACTTGGTCAATTGTTCCAGTTGGTGCTACAAATAGATTTTCTTACTCAACAGTTAGAGCTGGTACTACTGCCACAATCAAATGGGCAGCATCTACCAGAGTTACTAGTCTAGCTTGGGTTTGATGATGCTAAATATAACTGAGGATAATACAGGTTCTGGGAGTTAAACTGCAACATGGCAATTCATATTAATTCCGATAAAGAAAAGTTTAGGGCGGGTTCGCCCCAACTTATCGGTGACAATGAACTTACCGTTAGAGGTGGGACTGGTGCGAGCGAAAAAGAAATTTTAAGAACGCAACTAGATTCAAGTACAGGATTACCCCGTGTTGGTATAAACAGAACGGGTCAGAGAGTTAATGAGGTAAAAATATTATCTGGTGGATCTGGGTATGTATCTGCACCAACAGTAACAATCGCTGCACCAGCTGGTGGAGGAGGAGTTCAAGCACAAGGTTCTGCTTTTATCTTCAACGGTCAAGTTGTTTCTGTTGCTATTAATGAACCAGGTACTGGATACTCACAAGCACCCCTAGTTACTTTATCAGGTGGTGGTGGTGCTGGTGCTTCTGTAGAATCAGTTCTTGATACTGTAGATTACGAACTTGATATTAACGGTGCGATTAGAACCTCTACTTCTATTATTTCTGATACTGCGAGAATTCTAAACCTTGATATTGATAACTTTGTTACTCCAAACGCAGCATTTAGAGCACCATCCTTAAAAACTTTTGCGAATAATTCTGGAACTTTATGGTCCAGTAATATAATTTTACAAGAGAATGCATACAGATATTTCGGACAAAATGTATACCAAGCATTAAATTCTGGTCAAACAGGAAGTAGTGCCCCTGTACATACAGATGGTATTGCGGTAAACGGTGAAGTACAATTTAAACATATTGGTTTCCGTGTTGTAGATAGTAATGCATATGGTTATTCAACAACACCAAATTCTGGAGAGTTTCCAAGATCTATTACACCTTTACTTGGTGACAGATCAGACAAAATTGCAACTACAGAATACGTCCTTAACCTAGCAACAAACGACGTTGGTGGTCGTATCTATGTTTCGCAGCAGATTGGTTCTGACCTTAACGATGGTCGTTCTGCTGTAAACCCAGTAAGAAGTATTAAGAAGGCAGCACAATTAGCATGGTCAACACCTGGTGTTAAAGAAACACTTATTGTATCTGGTGGAGATTATGTAGAAGATAACCCAATTTCACTACCTCCTGATGCGTCAGTTGTTGGAGATAACCTTCGTCTTGTTATTGTTCGTCCTGCTAATCCACAGAAACATATCTTTAAGTTTGGTGATAAAAACTATGTGATTGGTGTTACCTATAGAGATAAGATTGATTCTAATGGTGATCCAGTTGCGACTTGGGATTTTGCTATGGTCTTTGACGATAAGCAAAGAGTATTAGTTGATGCAGATGCAAATGGTGATGCTGGAACTACTTGGCCGATAGGACATCAGGTATTTGGTCCTGATCAATTTAGAGTTGGTTTCCAAAACAATACTGGTTTATCTACTCTTGTTTCTTCTTTACAAGTTGTTGGTGTTAACACTGGTGCGAGAGCAACTATTATCAATGTTAATTTTACTACAACTACAGGTGCAAGTGCTTACATAGATGGTACGATTGATATTAAACTAGATAGTGGTTCTTTTGTTGAAGGTGAACAATTTAATTACGTTACATCAGTTCAAACTGGTGCTCAACAATCATTAACATCAACAGGTACAACTGCTGCTAATAAAATTACATATAGTACAGATCCTTCATCTGTAATTCCTCCATCAACATATGTTTATCTTTCAGATGTTGGAAACGCAACATTTACTCCTTCTGCTGGTTACTATCAAGTTTCATTAATAGCACCTAATGATGCTAACAATCCTACATTATGGGAAGTAACTTTTGTTCCTCTTTTAGGTGCTACTGGTTGGACTACTGTTGCAGCTGCAACGATAGAAACATTTCTTGGAAATGCTCAGGTAGAAACATTAAACTCAAGTTCTCTTAAGTCAATTAGAGCTGAGGGTGAAGTTGTATCTGTTGACGACGATTATACTACATCATTACCTATTTCTAGAATTGATTTCTCATTACAAGGAGATGCAAGTATTACTCAAGGTGGTTTCCAAAACTCACAATTTGGTAATGCAGAAGATTTAGGTGGTATTGTATTCTATACAAACGCATTGGTTGGTAGAAATAATACACACGATTTTAAAGAAGGTCAAGAAATTCTAATTGAAGGTCTCTCAACAGGATCTCCAGACTTATCAATGTTAAATGGTAGGCAAAGAATTTATAAAGTATTGGAAGATGCTGATGGTCGTTGCAGAAGATTTGTAATTCCTAAAAAATTACCAGCAATAACAAGTGCAAACTACGATCCTGGTCAATTTGCTATCGTAAAATCGGCAACAAAGTCAATTACTCTTTCACTTTTAAACTCTCCAAATACTTTCCCATTAAGTTCACCAGTAGAAAGAAGATATCAGGATGCTTGTGTCTTTATTAGGAATAATAGAGAGTTTATTGCTGAAGAAGTTCTTGGCAGAATTAATACTCAATTTGGAAGATTTTACTATTCTGTTTATGATATTGGTTCTGGTGGTGGAAATGATTTTAAAATATTTGTAGGTCTTGCATCACAAATTCACACATACGTATCTGGTGGTACAGTAACATTTAATGGAAATACAGTTGCTGTAACAGACTTTGTTTATGATAATACTGTTACTGGTAATGCAACTGTAACAGTTGCTTCTCCTATAGCAGGACTAGCAGAAGATTCTACAATTAAATTAGAAGGTTTATTATTATCTTGTGATGCGGGACAAAAGACTTATCCTGCATTCAGTGCTTATAGTGCACCAGGTGATGATGGTGATTCACAATGTAAACAAGATGTTATTCATTTTTTAAATGCTCTTGTAAGAGATTTAGAATTTGGAACAAACTTCAACATTATTGATGGTGCTAAAAAATATATTGTTGGTGAAAAAATAACATATATTGATGACGAGATTATAGAGAATGTTCGTGCTATTGAATATGCTAGACAGTTAGCAATTTTGGCAATGAGAAATTGGAGAACTGAAAATGGAACTCCTAGCGATCCAATTTATACACCAGTATATTCTAGTTTAACAAGATATTTTGATGATACTGTTATCACAGCAACTGCAGGAACTCCTGCTTGTGCTAACGTAGCATCTGCTATTGATACACTATCGTTTTTATGGGTAGATGTTATTGCTAACAATGCCAATGGAACATATCTAGACGCTGCATATTTAATATCAAGAAATAAAACTCTTATTGCTGATCAAGCATTAATTGATACCGAAGCTGCTTATCCTTTCTTACAATTAAATGATGTAAGTGAAAGAAAATGTCGTAGAGATGTAAGAAAAGTATTAGATGGTTTAATTAGAGATTTAGTATTAGGTGGTAATGATGGTATTTTAACTGCTGCTGAGGAATACTTTACTGGTAATGCACTAACTGGTATTCAAGAGGCACAACGTCCTGCAACAATATATGCATTTGGAAGAGCAAAAACATATGCTATAGCAGCAATGCGTAACTGGAATGATGGTAATACTATAGAAGTTACACCAACTAATTCCACATATAATTCTACATCAGGTGAATTGACTGTTTCATTCCCAGATCCCACAATTCCTGTTGCCATAGGAGATAGAATTGCGTTTAAGGAAGATGCACTTAATTTTTCATGTACATACAATGGTACAACAGCAAATCATCCTGGTCCCAATCAAACAGATCCATCATACGGAAAAAGTTTTAATGTATCGAATAGAGTAAGTAACGGATCTACAACAACAATCACATGTAATGTTGGTGGTGCTGGAGCTGCTGCTGGTATAGCACACACATTTGTAAGTGCTATAACTGATGGCACAATCATTATTTACAATCCTACGTCACTATCATCAGATATTCCTAAATTTGAAGATTGGAATATTCTTCTTGATGTAAGTGCTGGTGCTGCATCAACAATTTTATCACCAACAAATGCTACTTACGATGGTGGAACAGGTTTACTAGAGTTGACAGTTGGTTCTGGTCATGGTGTAACTACATCAAATACAGTTCGTATTACAGAAAATTCTATAACAATGACTTGTGGAATGGACAGCAATGCAACTGAGCATAGTTATCCACAAATAGGTCAACCAGCATATGGAAATAATAGAAATGTTACTGCTGTATCCACAAACACTATTACTGTTGATGTTGGACAAGCTGGTGCAAACTTAACATTTACTCCAACAGATGTTTCTTATGATCCTGCTAGTGGATTTTTACAATTAACTATTGGATCTCATGATTTAAGCATAGATGAAGGAATTGTCATCGCTGACGATTCATTAACATTTACATGTGCGATGGATGGCAACCAAAGTCAGAAGACTTATCCCCGTGCTGCCATTGATTATATTTCTGGAAGATCTACTCCAATTGTAGCAACAACATCTGAAACTATAACTGTTAATGTTGGTCTTGCTGGTGCTAACAGAACATTCACACCTACAAATGCTGTATACACTCCTACCACTGGTGACATGGTACTAACCTTAGGTCAACATGGTTTAGGAGTTGGGCGTGGTATTGTAATTGCAAATGGTTCTTTAGTATTCACATGTCTACAAGATAATAATCAAACCAATCACGCATATCCTAGGGTTGGAGATCCTGCATCTGGAACTTCTAGAACAATTACTGCTGTAAGTGAGTCACAGCATACAGTTTCATCTGCAACATATACACCTAGTACTGGTGTGATGGTAATTACCAGTAATAGTCATGGATTTAGTAATGGTGATTATGTTAAGTTTGATGATAACTCATTGACATTTTCATGTTCTTTAGATGGCAATGCAACAAACCATACTTACCCACGTGCTACAGATCGTGCTAGTGGTAGATGGATACAAATTTCTAACAAAACTGATAATACATTTGAAGTTAATGTTGGTATTACTGCATTTGGAGGGACACACGTTTTTGAAGGTGCGACATCAAATGGTTTAAAGAGACAGACAGGAACATTGACAGTCAATGTTGGAACATCATCTAACATAACTGCACATACATTTGTAGGTGCTACAACAGATGCAATATCACATTCTCCAAGTACAACTCACACATTTGTAAGTGCATCTACTGGTGCTGTTATTCATCAACCATCTGCTGCTCATACATTCAAGAGAATGACTAGCAATTCTGTATCTGTGTATGCTGCAGGAGCTGCTCCATTATGTGCTAACGTTGCCACATCTATCAACACAATCATGGGATTGTTAGAGGATGTTTTAGATGGTACTATTGCACCAGGTGCTACAGCAAGAACATATGGAACTTTATTTGATCCTGCATTACTTTACACATATCCAGATAATTTCTTATACGATTCTACTAATAATAGAGTCGCAATTCGTGGTGACTATGATGATTATCCAATCATTGAAGCATCTCCATATACACAGAACGCATCTGTTATCTCCTTCTTAGGAGGTGGTGGTGCACTGGTTGATGGATCTAAAGTTAAACAACCCAACTGCCCATTTCCTGGTCTTGAAATAGACGGATCTGCATCATTCCCTAATCAGGGTAAGTCAATGGTTGCATCGGCATTTACGATTGTATCCTTTGGTGGTATTGGATATAAGGTTATCAATGATGGTTATACACAGTTAGTTTCTGTGTTTGTTATCTTCTGTCAAGATGGTGTGCTTGCTGAGTCAGGTGGTTATTGTTCTATAACAAACTCTGCTACTAACTTCGGTACATACGCATTGAGAGGAATTGGATATAGAGCAGAATGCTATTCATTTGACCAAGGAACAATTAGTAATGTTTCTTCTACTCCTACAGGTAGAACAATTCTTACTGTTACAGGATTAGGTAGAGAACCATTAGAGCATTATGTTGGTAAAATTGATGGATATAAAAATACAAACGCAAACATAGAATACTTCATTGATGTTGTTGCTGGCGTTACTGTAGGTCCTCCATTCTCTGCACAGTTAACATTTGATGATGGTACTGGTGGTGCGATGGATCTTACTGATACTACTACTAACGCAGTAGTTGCTACAGGTGTTCTTCTTGGTAAATCAATCAAGTTACATAGACCATCTATTGTTAACTCCTCATCACACACTTGGGAATTTGCTGGATCAGGTACTAACTACCTAGCACTACCTGAGAACGGTGGTACTAAAACAGAAGCATTTGAACAGGTTTCTGAACAATATGGTCGTGTATACGTTTCTGGTACTGACGAACTTGGTGACTTTAAGGTTGGTACATTCGCTAGAATTGAAAACAGAACTGGTAACATTACCTTTACTGGTACGGTTACGATCTCTGAAGTTGAATTCTTGAAGTTGAAAGGTGGTGACGTTGTTGTTACTGGTTTTGACGCATCTAACACACTAGGTGGTGCTGGTGCTACTGACTCTAAACTACCTACTCAGAAAGCAGTTAGAGATTACATCACTAACAACTTAGGTCCTTACATAAACAAACCATATTCTACTAACGCTGTTCCTAGAGCACTAGTTGAATTAACAGACTCTGGTAAGATTTCTATTGACCAGATTCCTGCATTAAGACCATTCAGTGTATTTACTGTTCCCGATCAAGCAGCAAGAACTTCTCTAGAAGGTGCACTTGCTGGTGACATCGCAATCCAACAGGATACATCACAGTCATTTATTTTAAATAATGATCTTGAGAGTTTATTCTTATCCTTCCAACCAGATGCTGCATTAGCATTTACAATTGGAGATATTTTTGAAGGTAGTTTAACAACAGGTCGTATACAGTCAACAGAATACAGAAAAGGTGTTGTTTATCAAATCAATGTTACCAACGGTGGTTCTGGTTATACTGTTCCTCCAACAATATCTTTCTCAGGTGGTAACCCAGAAGCGGGTGCAGTGGCAGCAGCAGCGACTTGTACGATTGCAAATGGAACAGTTGTTACTGTAACCATAATTGCATTTAATGGATTCTTAGGTGGTAAAGGATATACTACTGGTCCAACAGTTACGTTCCAAGCTCCTCCAGGTGCTGGTACACAAGCACAGGGTAATGCTCTAATTGAAAGTAGACTCTATGGTAATATCGTTAACAATATTAAGATAGAAGATACAGATACTATTCAAGATAGTACAACACCAAGTGCAAATACAGTAAACATTACTAGAACTGTTAATACATCTTCATTCAATGTTAATAACTGGGTATCTCTATCATCTAACCAAATTGCTGCATCTGATATCACAACAGGTGTTATTGAAACGGATAGATTAGCATCAGGTGGTGCTGCAAACTCATTCACATTCTTAAGAGGTGACCAGAACTTTGCATTAGCAGTTCAGTCAGTTAAGGGTGCTGAGACAAGATACTTTGCTAAGTTAAATGCACAATGTAACTCTGGTTCTAGCCAGATGCAATTTACTACAAACTCTAATGTTCTTATTGGACATGAAGTTAAACAAGGAATTGCTGGAATTCAATCAAATACAAATATTACTGGCGTTGTTACTGCTGCTGGTTTAACAACTATATCTATTAATAACCCAGTAACTCAGACAATTCCTTTAGGAACAATTATCGAGTTTGAGCGTGGTGGATCACCAATGACATTTGAATCTACCTTTACACAAGGTGGATTTGTTGATGACGTTATTATTGCAAATGCTGGTACAGGATTTACTAATGGTCAATACTTTGATCTCACTCTAAGTGGCGGAACTGGTACGGGTCTAAAAGCAAACATTGTAGTTACTAATAACGCAGTTACAGATGTTACTGTTACTGATGGTGGTGTTGGATATAACGCAGACTTCTCAATTACAGTTGCACCAACTGCAATAGGTGGTGGATCTACTCTAGTATTGAATGCTAAAGTAAGTACAGTTAATAGACAGTATGCAAACGTTTCTCTTGACATTAACAGAGTTTCTGATTTAACAATCTCTGCCGATCTATATGGTACAATTGGTGTTTCTAGATATAAGAAATCTCAATTTAATATTGGTCTAGCAGGAAATGGTTCTGTTGAACTTAAAACAGGACCTGACAGTGGACTTGACGCTGACTTATTAGATGGTCAGCAAGGACAATACTATACCAGTGCAACTCACTTGTTCTCAGGAACAGTTCCAGAAGACAGATTATCGGGAATATATCCTATTGACATTAGTGGAAATTCTGCTAATACAATTAGAGTACAAACTGGTACTAACAACCCAACCTCAAATCCAGATCCAAATAGTTTTGTTGATGGTGTTATTGCTAACACAGTATTCAATAGTTCTAATGGATTAGGAACTGCATATCCTTCAGTAAACGTAGGTATTGGAACTGGAACATCTACCAAGCATTTAGTTTTAAGTATAAGAAATGGTGCATCTGGTTTTGACGCATCATTCGGTGGTGTAAGACAACTTGCATTTGCTAACGATGATAACATGTATCTTCGTGGTTCTGGTAAC